CGCGACAGCGAGGCGGGACTTAAGACCCGCATCGCTGAGCTGGAGGCTGAGATCAGACAGCTCAAAGTGTTGGGGCCAGCCGCTACAGCCCTGTCCGAGCACGTCCATGGCCCCGATGAGGTCCTGAAGCTTCACCTTCAGGCCGATCAGCTGGCCACCGAGGCTGACGGCTCTGTCGTGGTCGTTGAAGGCTACAACCGCACACCGCTCGCTGAGTGGGCTCGCGCCACCCTGCCCCAGTGGCGGCTGAAGGCTCCTAAGCCGGCCGGCACTGGTGCGCCCCCCGGCGGATCCTCCGCTGGCGGGGGTGATGGCGCCTTGCCGCCTGGGGCCAACCCGTGGCAGGAGGGCAACCTAACCCAGCAGATCGAGTTGGCCAATCGCGATCCCCAGCTGGCGATGAGGCTTGCCCAGGCTGCCGGTAAGAGGCTGGTAATCCGAGGGCAATAGCGCTTGAGGCAAACTAGGGGACGGGAAAGCTGTGCCGACCCGGGGCCTGTGGCCAACAGCCAACCAATCCCCTGCCTCCGATGGCATTTCTATACAGACCGGATACGAAGATCTACGATCCGTTCTCAGACTACATTGACGAACAAAGCACCCTTCGCTCTAAGTTCGTCGCGAGCGGGCTTGTAAGCAACAATCCCGTTATCGCCCAAAACGTCACCAAGGGCGATGCTTTTAGGATCCCGAACTGGCAGCCCAACCTGCAGGGAGATGTCCAGATCCCCAAGGAAGGCAATCCGTTGACCGTCAACAAGCTAGGCAGCAACGAACAGAAGGGCGTGGTCTTCCACCGCGCCAATGTCTGGGGCTCCAGCGACCTGGCGAAAATGGCTGTTGGTGCCGAAAACGACCCGATGCTTGCCATTGCCCGCCGGATTTCGGACTGGGTGCTGTGGGCCGATCAGCTCGACATTCTGGCGACGCTCTCCGGCGTGTTTGGCGCCCTTGGCACCAGCAATGCCGGCGCCGCGTTCGCTGATATGTGCGTTGACGCCAGCGGCAGCGGCGAGACAGATTTCAGCGTGAGTCACGTCGTTCGCGCTGATGGCATCCTTGGTGAAGATGCCGATACATTCGGTATCACCGTTGTTCCTCCTGCGATTTACAGTTATCTGCGAATCCGGGAGATGATCAACTACGTCAGCGCCAAGGATCTGCCAGGCATCACCGCCAGCACCGCAGCGGCCGGAAGCATCACCAGCAGCAATGCCGTGGATGGTGATTTCTCCAAAGCCTTCAGCTCTAACGGGCTGGTGCCGATGTTCGGCTCTAAGGCTGTGATCGTGTCCGACAATGCCCCGCGCAATGGCACCAAATACGGGGTGTACGTGTTTAAGCCCGGCGCACTGGGCCAGGCCTTCCAGAATCCCGTGCGGACGGAAGGCGACCGGGACATCCTCACCGGCGGCGGCGAGGACATCCTGAAGGTCCAATGGGACAAATGCATTCACCCGCTCGGCGCCAGCTGGGTGGGCTCCATTCCCGAAGGTGGCCCCAGTGCCGCCGATCTGGCAAACCCCAATAACTGGGCTAAGGTGTTCGACAAGAAGAACATCGGCGTAGCCCGGATTACCTGTACTTGCCCTATCGAGCTGTAATCATGAAGTTTCACCTGGATAAACCTGTTTTTACAGGTGTGGTTTGCCAGTTCAGACCGATCACAACCCCCGTCGGCACGGCTAACGCCACCCTGACGGCAGAGCAGACAGTGGAGGGCGTCGTTGCAATGACCCCCACGGCGGCCCGCACTCTCACCACTGCCACGGCCGCCGCAATCGTGGCCGCCATTGGCGTTCCCGTTCAAATCGGGACCACGTTCGAGCTCACCGTGATCAACGGCGCCAGCTCTCACGCACTTACGCTCACCGCTCCCACCTCTGGCGGGATCACCCTGGGTGGTGATTCGGCGATGGCCACCATCTCTGCGTCCACGTCGGCTACCTACATCGGTCGGGTCACAGGTGTCTCCACGCCTGCGGTCACGTTCTACCGCAAGTCGGGTTGATGGGTTGCTTTGCCAGACGCTGGCAGGTACTGCGTGAGGCTGCTGCACGAGCGGCGGCCTCCGCTTCCCCCGAGCCACCACAGCCTCCCACCAAGGCGGTGAAACCACAACGGGCAGCCACCAATGAGCAACGTTCCTGAGTTTTCCAACTTCCGTTACATCTCTGCAGGGTCGGCGGTAACCCTTCCTGCCGGCAAGCTGTTTATCCGGCTGCTGGCACTGGAGGCGACCGTTCTCCATGCCGACACGGTTTGCAGCAGCTGCGCCGATGGCCTCAGCGGCGCCCCGATCCCGGCCGGCATCGAGGTTACCGGCTATTTCTCGACCGTCCGGCTCACTTCCGGCAAGGTCCTGGCCTACCTGAGCTGAATTGGCCAACCTCTCCGCCCAGATTGAGGCGTTCCTCAGAAACGCCCTACGCCAAAAGCGCCTGGAGGATCAATGGGTCCGACAGGCGCTTCGTGATCTGCGGCAGGTGCTGGCGGCCGTGGAGCGGGTCGTGGGTGAGAGCGGCGTGGCAGCTCCACAGCCGGGCCGGAATGAGGCAATCGCCAGGGTGACCGCAGCCATCGCCCGCAGCGTGCGCGACTCGTTCGGGGTGCCCCAGCTGGCGGCCCTCAGTGCCGCCCTGGCGCCATGGCTGGAGAGTCAACTCAAGTTTGCCCGCCAAATGGTGGAGATGGCGGGCGGTGACCTTGCAGCGCCGACCGTGCAGATGACCGCATCGCAGGCGGCCCGGATCGTTCGCGGCGTCCAGGTGGCCGGCACCACGATGGAGAAACAGCTCCTCTCCCGACTGCCGGCGATGGTGGCCGATCGGGTCGAGCGGCTCATCCGGCTGGGGGTTCAGGACGTGGCCGGGGGTGAGGTGTTCGCCACCTACGAAAACGCCGTGGTGCGCACCGTGGGCAACGCGGTGGAGGCGACCATCCGCACCGGTGTTCACGAGGCTGGCGGGATGGCCCAGCAGATGATCTACCAGTACGAAACCGATCCCGCCTGGCTCGGCCCTGATGGGCTGGTGTGGACTGCCATCCTGGATTCCCGGGTCTGCCCCGTGTGCCTGAGCCTCGACGGGACGCGGTACCAGTTGGGCGTGCCAGCCCCTTATTTCGACGGGGAGAACAAGACGAGCCCCCATCCCCAGTGCCGCTGCTACCTGCTGCCCTGGAAGTGGCGCAACGACACGGAACAGGGGCAGCCGCTCAACAGAGAGGCGACCGGGGACAAGGGGGCTCAGGCGCTTTCGTTCCGTGCCGCGGCGTCGCGGTGGGTGCGGGACAACCCCGAGACGGCTCGGAGCATCTTCGGCAAAACGCTGGGGCAGCGGCTGATCGACGGCAAGATCGGCTTCGATCAAGCCGTTAAGCTGTGGTCAGCCAATGGTTAGCCATGACCGTCACTGTTGTCGCCACAGCCGGCGCGGCCAACGCCAACAGCTACCTCAGCGTGGCTGCAGCCGATGACCTGGCAGACGACTACCTCGGCCCACTGAACTGGACGGCAGCAACCACGGACAACAAGGGGCGGGCGTTGATCATGGCAGCCATGTATCTCGATCAGCTGGAGTCGATCGGCAGCCGCGCCACCACCACCCAGGCCCGCGCTTGGCCGCGCATTGGCGCCGCGTGCGGGGAGTGGTCGTTTGCGGCTGACGAAATCCCATCGCCTGTCAAGCGGGCGAGCTTCGACCTGGCAGAGGCCTTGCTGGCCAATCCCGCCCTACTCAGAGGCCAAGGGGCCGGCAATGCAGAGCTGATCCCAGGGATCCCCAACGCCAGCCTGAAGTCGGCGCGGGTGGATGTGATCTCACTGGAGTTCAGGGACGGGGCTGTGCCCAATAACCAGAACGCGCTGAATGTGCTGCCAGGGCTCAGGCAGACCCTGGGATGCCTCTGCCTGAGCAAGCCTATCGGTGGATCGCGTAGCATCCGGGTAGTTCGATCGTGAATCGTGCCAGCCGTGGCCGAACAGCAGCTCAACCTGTTCGGCCCGGCTGACGAAAAGCCGGCTACCAGGAATCACCTGGCAACGCCTCTCACGCGGGAAGAGTCGCGAAGAATTGGCAAGATGTACGCGGAGAATATCAAGTTGGTTAAGAAGTTTCAGGGCAAGATGCGAGAGAAATACGGCAAGTGTTTGCCATCGGAAGATATAAACAGCGCTGTTGATATTGCATTCATCAAAGCAGCGAGGATATGGAATCCAGAGCGGGGAGCATTCAGCACGATCCTTGGACACTTCGCTGCTGGCGAAGTGCGCCACGCAATCAAGGCGGCCGGAAACTGGGGCGTTGCCGCCACCCAACGTCT